CTATTTTGTTATCAATTTGGTTTAAATAAGGAGAATTAAAGTAGTGTAAATCAGCAGTTTTACTTGTCCTGTCTTTTGAAAATACAACCTCATCTTTAACGTTTGAAACCGTAGATGGTCTTAATTTTTTATCAGATTCGTTTATTAAGAGCTGACAATCCTCTAAATTTAAAAAGCCATCAATAGTATAAATTTGAGTAAACGGGTATTTGTACCTGTGTGCTTCTTTTGGAAAAACTAGATTTGCGGTTTTTTTGTAATCAATTTGTTGTGGTTTAGATTTAAAATTACAGAGATTTACGATCTGATTTAATTCGTTTTCTGTTAGATTGTACGTATTTTTAATGTGGTTAAGGGTTTGGGTTTTACTAACGCCGCTTACGGCAGCCCTTATCAACTCATAAGCAATTGCGGTCGGATCCATGTTCATCCACTGTTTTTGGTTTAGATAAAATATAGTAGTTGAAAGAACCTGTGGCAAGTGGAACCTTTAATATTTATTTTTGGTGCTACTTTTTTCCTTGCTTATAGGGTCAGCTCACGCTCTTTAAAGCTTAATTGGACACCTGATGGCCGCCACCCCAACTGCAAATCAGTACTTAAAAGCGTACATATCAGAAAGGCTGCCCGTCTTAGAGCAAGGAGCTCTTGATCTTCCTGAAGATCCTCCTAGCTTTACGGTGGATCGCAGGTACGTCCCTTTGCGTGATCCGGTTTATCGTGTGTAGTATTTTTTAATCACGGCTGTTAGAATTACGTCATAGATTGGGCGATTTAATGGACGCCGATGCTCTAAACCTGTCAGTTGACCAAGAGTTTGCTGTGCACGCAGCAGCTTTTGCAATCAAAGACCTGGACCGAGATGAGTTGGAAGAAGCGTTCATTGACATGCTTCATCAAAAAATGATGGACCGTCAGCTGTTCTTCAACATCCTGAAAGAACACGGTATTGACGCTGAAATCAACTTTAATTACCTCACCGCCAACCAACTTTCTTAATACCAATGGCCGTCACTCGTACCATTAAAGGCACTCTGGATAAGCTGCAAGTCAGCGGCGGTTCTGAAATCACCTTCTTGGGTCCAACCACCGCAGGCAATATTGGGGATCTCACCCGTGGGTTCCGTGTAAATCCAGCATCCACTGGCGACATCATCGTAAAAATTGACAAGAGCGCAGCTCTCCTCAACTTGGAAATTTTCCAAGAAGATGCGTACAATACAGGCAACGCTCCTACTGGCTATCAAAAGTTTTTTGATATTGGTAAAGCCGGTAAAGGTAAAGGCGCTATCGGCGTGACCGTCACCAATGCGGCGAAGGATTACGTTGTGCTTTTGACTTTTGACGACTATGCTGAGGCTTCTTACACCGGTAGCGTTGTCGTCCCCTAAGAAATACAACAACCCTTTTCTTAACGACACAGCCGTTAAGCTCATAAAACTTTACACTCCGGCCAGAACCAATTGCGGTTTTGGCCGTTTTGCTGCGTATAAAACCGAGCATGGTGAGTGGCGTATCGGCTATGGCAGTAAGCGCTTAGGCAAATCCTGGGTTGGAATGTTTACCAGGGCAACAGAAAAAGAGATAAACGAGCAGCTGATTAAGGATTTAGAAGAGTTTGCCGATAAGGTTCAACACCATGTAATCATGCCAACCGCCCCCAAGAAACGTGCTGCGCTTTTAAGTTACGCACACAGCATTGGGTTGGCGGCCTTTAAAGAATCGCGTCTTCTACAGCTGGTTAATGAACGGGCAAGCAAGAAAGCCCTCATTAAGGAGTGGAGTCCGTTCATCAACGCCGCGTATCGACATGCCACCCCTTTCTTAAAAGAACGCCGACGTGTCGAGCTAAATACTTACCTCGCCTCAGATTCACAAGTTCCTGTATTTACAGAGCACAGGTGCATTTTAAAACACTGTTTGCTCGATATAGGTGAGAGCTATATGGGCACCCCAAACCAAATTAAAGCCATCGAATATTTAGAACGAAAAGTTCTAGAGTGGGATCCCACTGGAGAAACTATTCGTCGCTTTTTTCGTTACTGGAATCAAGAGCAGGGGGGATTGGGTTCGCCTCGAACCCTTTAATGCACTGCAACCAGTCCAGCATGTCCAGCAACTGTAGTTCTGGGCAGTATTCGTGAAGAATTTTATCAGGATCCATATTCTTCCCATGAAGCGATTAAACGCTTTAAATACCATTCTGCTTTTTGTAAATCCTGTAAAGAATTACACTTAGACTCATAGCGCCACAGGTACTTTAAGACGTTACCTTTTAAATATCCACAAAAAGCCTCGTTGGTTAACGATGCTTCAATGGCGTCGATGCACTCCACTGCGCCAGATGCATAGTGTGACGGGCTATTAACCAGATCTTCCATGGATTTGTTGCTGTCAGAATGGTGTTATGAGTTCTCAGAGTAGCACTGATTACGGCGTTGATAACCGGTATCGCGGTGTCAAAAACGCCTTAGATAATGTTCAAGGTAAAAGAGCTGCTGCACGTGCTATAGCGCAGCGTAGAATTGAACAACGTACCGACTTGGAGCAAGAGCGTAGAGAAGACGATCGGTTCATTGTTTCAGGACCTGGTGACAGTACATACGCTTTTAAAAACGCGTACGGTGCTCCACGTAGCCCAGTACAACGTCGTCTTGAAAGACTAAATCAATAAATAACTTTCCCAATATGGGAAAAAATTTCAATAAACTTATCAGCTTGGTTGAAGCCCAGTTCGGCACGCGGAAGGTAAACAAAGTATCCCCATGTAAACGGTGCTCCAAACGTATCTAAAAGCTTGCCGTGGACAAGATTACAACGTTTTGATGGTACGCAAACCGGATAATTCCATATAGATTGGTTGGTTCGCATTACTTCATGATTAGTTGTAAAAAATAAAGCCTCTGGAATATTACGTAGTTTCCATTCTTTTTCTAAACGGTTAAACCAAATTGCGGACGGGGCCTTACATTGCGGCCCGCCTCCGCGTAATCCCCAGCGCCATGTTCCCCGTTCTTTATTGAAAGAACATCTGCCATAAGTTGGTGGAAATAAATAAGTTATACCAGTCCAAGGTATCTCTATGTTTAAACCGTCTTCTTTAATGGTGTAGATTTGTTTTGCTCTTAAAAATTGATCATTAGCTAAATGTGTAGAACACGGATCTAAATCAATGTCGCCAAGAAGCGCGTCAATGTAAGGAAGATAATCAACAGGCGTCAACCAATCATCAACAACATTGTTGATCTTGGATAAAAACTGATGCCTAGGAAACCAGGGACGTACGCTCACGTAATGATTGGACCTGCAGCAGATTTCTCACGGTTGTAGTGGATAAGAGTCATTTTTGTATCATCTTGAATGATAAACAAAGCTTCTTTAATGGGATCCAATGCTTCTGCCCTGGCAATGGCTTTCTGCATTACCTCTTCAGGGCCTTCCATCTCTCGGTTTCTAAAGTCATCTAAAGCCGAAATCATGTGTGGAACGGTGAGGTAAAACATTGTGTCCGAGTCTTCCTCTGCCATGGGGACATAAACCATGGCGCCAGGTCCTTCTTGAGAGTAGAACCGCTCGTAAAAATCGCACATGTCAGAACAAATCCGCTCAATTGTGAGCTGTGCCAAGATCTGTTCTTCTTTAGTCGGATTCGCTAGGCACAGTTTCGCCAGTAATTCCTTGCGTCGGTTGGTCATTTTTAATGAATTCAGAGAGGCCAGAGCGTTGAAGAGTTTGGCGGATCTTAGCCAATGGTTCATAAATGACCACGGCTTTCCCCATGTTTCCTATTTTCTTAACTAGCTTACCGCTTTCATCTTTGACTTTGGCAAGTTCGCCTTGCCGTATAAGGTATTCAGCAACGCAACGATAGCGTCGTTTGGTAACCAAATCAATATCTGGAAATTTCTCGCAGATTGTTGCGGGCTTCATATCGCTGAACGTAATCCTGATTTGATCTGCCAATGAAAAACCAAGTATTAAATCATTTGTACTAGTTTCATAGGTTTTTAGCAAATCTAAATACCGCTGGAGATCCGGAGTTTTAAAGCTGCCGGAAGGTGGAATAAAAACGCTTACCTGCTCTGCTAAAGAAGGTTTTAACATTTCTTCATAATTCTCTACTGTTACTTCTTCGACGTTTAGGCCGCTGAATCGATAGCTTAAATATTGCTTGGGTTTTGGCGGACGACTAAAAAATACCTCTTTTTCAGTCACCACCTCCTCAAACCATTCCTCTAATTCCATCAGAACACGTTATCTTTGCTACAGCTTAACGGGTTTTTGAGATTTATTCCATTGTTGGCGATGATCAATTCTTAAAACCCACTCAGCGTAGTCGCGCTTCTTTTCCATGTGCTTTAAGTCTCCGGGTTTTGGCCTACCTCCATAGTTACAGGCTTCCCATAAAGCGGTTGCCATCATCCGCTGCTGTGGCGTCATCAAAATTTTCCAAAGCACATCAGTAGACACTTTGGCCAGAAGTTGGTTAAACTCATCAATATTGGTACACGCATCCACATGAAAAGACCTATCACTGTCGCAGAGCTTTTGCTGATCCTGATCCTTGGCCCCCTTGGAGTTGTTGGTATCCAGCACCTTTATGGGTTTGTCACGAGTAAAATCAGTGTAACAGTTCAATTGAAGTAACAGTAAAATGGGTTCCAAACCTACGGTCATCACTCCGCCGCCTCCGACTGTTTATCAATCAGTTATTCCGTTACAGTCTTATCAACAACTGGGGGATTATTTTAAACGCATTAAAGAACAAACAAACGTAGAACAAGCAAATCTTTACGCTCAGTCAGGCACTCCGGAGGAGATTGGTGCTCGTCAAGCAGCAGTCCGTTTAAAAGAGGCAAGCTCTTATCTAGCCAGTCTCCCGGGCGGAGATGACTCTGCAAGTCAAGACATCTATTCTCAAGCACAAAAAGATTATTCCAGTGCTTTATCCAGGGCGCAACAAGGTACGGCACCTGCATATACTCAGAAAGAAATAGAGGAATTACCTTCATGGGCCACATCAACAATTCCAGAGGGGCTACCTAAACCACCAATGCCTGATGAAATGTCAAAAAAACCAACCACAGCCAAAGATAAAGTCGCTGCATTCCTGAGTAACTTTTCTAATTCATAGGTAATTCAAAATCATGATCCACTACCGGCAATTGGTGTGGATCAAATCCCTCTACCGGTGGGATATTTTGTGGTTCTTCTACCCAATCGGTATATACGTCTTTTAAAACTTCGTAACTTTCAATCGGAATTAACATTACATCGCCGCTTTCGTGCGTAATTCTGTAGTGTTCTTTATTATCTGATACGTCGTCCAAGATTGTTTCAAAGTTTTCCTCTAGTTGCTGTAAGCTTACAACTTTCATAATCCTGGAAACCAACTTTTGTCAGGTTAGCAGATATTTGATCAAGGTGAAACCCCTGCGCGTGTGTAACCTAGTTCATTGATGGCTACACTGGGTCTTGGCGTTACAACGGAACCCAAATCAATTTTGAAAGAACCGGGTGACGCAGTGGAACCAAAATCAGCAGACTCTTCTACTGAATCTTTGTCGTATCTCCAATCAATATTAGCAATCTGTAAAGTTAAAGAATAATTTGTTTCAAGATAACGAATATCATTTGTAATTAAGACAACATAATTACCGGCTGGGCAATGCGTGTTTGGATAATCTGAGCCATAGCTAAAACTACTATCGTCATCACCAGAATCGCTATAACTTAAACCAGTATCGTAATAAACGTATCCAGCAGAATTTATAGGTAGCTCTTGTCTGCGATTACCATCTACTACTTTATAAACGGAGATAATTGTGTTTCGATTTGTATTTGTTTCATAAGAAGTGGTGCTGTAATTTTGAGAGATAATAATAGCTCTTGGACGGGATATAGTGAATTTATAAAAAGTAGATTGAATGCGCGTATTACCGCCGTGTGTTGCTTTTAAAGGTATTGAATTAAAAAGTGAAGAAAAATTTCCAAGATCTTGAGCAGTATTTACATTATCCGTAACCTGTGGTGGCAGCGGATCGCTCCCAAAGTAACTTGTTGGTCCGTATGCAGTGGGTCCACTACCACCCGTAGGGTACGCTTCTACTGTTCCTAAGTTAAAGAAACCTAGATTAGTTGGAAGTGTTGTTAAAAACCGCCCCATCTTCCGTGTTTAGACCAGTGTAAAGGCCGTTTGTACGACCACTAGTTTGATACTTTTCTTCAATTAGTTTAGCACGTTCCGGATAGTAACCTTCACCCTCTACAGTTTCAATTAACTCATAACTAAGCCGCTTTTCCAGACACCGACGCTCCAGTTCCGCCTCTTCCTTGGTGTCAAACCAGTCAGTAAAATAACTTTCGTGACCGATTCGAACATGTCCCGCATATTTAGGATTCGGCAGGTGCCAGCAACTTGGAAGAATTTGGCTAAGTTTCGAGTCCACCTTGGAGGTTGTTTGCTCTTGCGTGTTCAAAGATGTTGCCATAACTGAGGTTTATTGTAGAGATTTCGGCGGGAACCGGCACTGATTCTACCTCCCGGAGCCTCAAGTGGCGCGGATTACAGCACAAAATAGAGCATCCAGGTTGGTGAAAGATCCGCATTTTTCCCGTAAATCCACGAGAAGTCCAAAACGCCACACGTGCTGCAGACTGTGTCTTCCCGCTAAAGAAAGGAGCAGGGAAATAAGCCTGTGTCTCCGTTTCTTTTTTCTTTGTGGCGCCGAGCCAATTCCAACATTCGTCTTGTCCTTTAATATCTACCTTGTCCCAAAACTTTTTAACCTGCCAATAGGTATCAAAGTCAAAGTTTTTTACATCGATTTCACACCTACCTTTTTCAATTTTGTCCATACAATCCAGACACTGGCTCATTAAACCAAACTGACCTTTGTGGCCAGGGTGGTTACGTTTGTGCCAGGGGCAAAGAGTATCTGATAGTTGTTCAGACATAGCTTATGTACCTGCAGATGTTACGGACTACATGGTAGGGGAGTTTATAGGACTTTGCTAGAGCAGTGAAGGAAATCTTTTCGGAATCGTGCTTGTTTCGCAGCTCCTGAACAAGCTCTGGCGTCACTTTACTTTTCTTCCGCCACCCACGTTCGTAGCACACGTCCTGCTTTGTGCCCCAGTAGAAGTGGGCCGGGTTGATGCAGTGGACAGACTTGCATCCGTGTCGTCTCACCATCATTGGCTTGGTCTCATCTCGATACTGACCGACAATGGCGAGCGCCAGAGGCTTGGCATCCACCTCTTTAAATAGAGGGCGCGTGGAGTGGCTTGTAGAGAAGCCGTCCACCATGGTTTTTAGGACTTTTTTCAGGCACCAACAGTGTTTCGGCCCGAAGGTCTCCTGGAATTTGAGCTGGACCTCGATGAAATGGGCAAGGTCTTGCGGCGTAAGGGAGTATTCGCTGAAGAACTCCAGTGTGCGTTCCAAGGTAGGGGAAATTTCGCTACCCCCTAAGGGTAGGGCAAATCCATTGCGGCGTCAAGGGTTTGAGCGTTGCACTTTTGATGTACAAAGGTGACGGTTTTTTGCCTTTATTTCTTTTATAGAAAGAAAAGGGGGTTATTTCCTGTACTTCAAAACGGTACACAAATTTTTTACGTACAGTTTTTACTTACAGAAATTAACCCCCTCTTACTCCCCCTAAGGTATTACCGGGTTTAAATGACCATCTTTGTACGTTAACCGCAAATCCATTGCGCTGCAGTCATTCTCAACACTTCTCAATAACGTCCCCTACCTAAAAAATAACGCCAAACCTACACTTTTTTAAAGTATTCCTCATATTGCTGGGCATATACAAGCGCACAGTGATACGGTTCCGCATATCTGCACATCGAAGCTGATGCATTGCACACACGGTGGACTTGATTACCGTGCCAATATTCACCAAATTCAATAGTGGAACCGTTGGGAAAGGTTTGAATGACTTCCATGGTGATAATTTGTTTACCCGTATTAATATTGTAGGAAAGGAATTGTTGTAAATTAAGTGGCACCAAAAAACAAAGTCCCTAGTTGGGCAATTGATCCACTTGCGGGTGCAATTGGTGCCGGTCCTGCTTCAGCTCTTCGTACGGCAGGTAGGTTTGTTGGTGGTGGCCTTCAAGATTTCCTAGGTTCTCAAGCTGTTGCAGATAGCCCTTACGCAGCTTTGGGTTCTCTTTTTGCTCCACGAAAAGCCCTTGCGCAGGGGGAGCGTCAAGGTCCTTATGTCCCCGATCGCATTAGAAACGCACCCTCTGCACCAGTTCTTCCTGGATCCGGGGTCGCCGCTCCTATCACCAGCCCCAACACACGTTTTGAAGCAGCCGACGAAGAATACAACCGCCTGAAGTCTCAATACGGCGGTCCAGCTGGCGTTGAACAGTTGGCAATGCAAACCAGCCTGCCCACCGGCTTCACTCCTACCGGTGCTAAAGGTCCTGCCAGCCTGAAAGATTTCTACTCAGCTGAAGCGCAAGTCGGTGGCCGCAACATTGAATCCATCATTCCGAGTCTGACTAGGGGCTTGCAGGGCAAAGAAGCTGAGAACATTGCAACGTGGGCGAAGGCCAACCCAATGTTGGCGCAGCGTGAGTACGCCAAGAGGATGAGTGCCAACCAGGAAGCAGCGGGCTATGGTGGTTACGGAACCGGCCAACCTGTGGCAGATCCGGCACTTCAAGGCACGACAGCAGCTTTCTTCCCCGGAGATCAAGCAAGCTTCAGTGGTGCTGCGAATGCCGTACCTGCACCTCCCATGCAACAAGGTAGAGCAGTTAGTGCTCCCTATGACGAAGCACAAAAACAGGCTGCTTCAGGTGGAAGAACTGCCGGTGCAACAGGGATGCCTAAGTTTGAAACAACTCCAGAAGCACAAACCCCTGGTCAATCTTTCCTAGGCAAAGTTCTTTCTTCTCCTCTTGGTCAATCTCTGCTTAATACGGCAGGATCTATTGCAATTGACCGTTTTCAAGGGATTCGCTGATGTTTGGAAGCTATTCTTCTGATCCAATCAAAACAATGGAGATTAGATACGATCGTGATTTTCCTTCACGGGCAGAAACGTTACCGTATATCCCAGGGCGTGACGCTAGGGGAGCTGATCCTCTTATGAAGCTATTTTCAAGTGCAGTTAATAAAGCACAAAAATGGAAAGAATTTTCTGCTGGAAGCGAAGATTACTCTCAATCAGGGACTGACATCCCTAGCTTCA